CCAATATCATCTAAACTTGGTAGTTCAGGTAATTGATAACCAAATAACTCTCCTGTTTCACTGTTATAAATTTTCTTACCTAAATTACTGAACCATGTGACCATACTATCAAAGGTATCTGTTATACTTCCCTTGACCATGTCCCATGTGTAACCAAATAATGCACCTGTTTCAGGATTGTAAATTGCTAAACCTATTGCTTTAAACCATGCTACCATGTCATTAAAGGCTGTTGTTACTGTGCCTACTAAATCATCTATGTTAAAAATCTTTTCAATCTTTGCAATTAAATTATCAAAGGCACCTGTAAATACACCGATAATATCATTACCAATCCTTGTAAACTCAGCCTTGATTGTTGTCCATGCCTCTTTGATTAATTCCATATCACCTGTTACAATTCCCCATATCAAGTCACTAACAAAGTTTAGACTTGCTAAAAATGTATCAAATGTTGTACCGATTAGACCAGCTGCAATCTCTATACCAGTACCTATGCTTGCAAGACCTAATTTAATAACTTTATCTGCGACTACTAGTATGGCGTCAAATAATGGTTTAACTGCTGTCCACATTTTATCAATGAGGTCAAGCACTGGCGATAAAGCCTCAACAATCTCATCCATATAATACATTAACAATTGAATACCTGTAATCACAAGACCAATAGGACCAAATCTACCTAAGAATGGTAATAAAACTGCTAGTCTGGCAAATACTCTACCAAAAGGTCCTGCCTTACCAAAGAAGTTTATTAAAGGTTGAAATATTTTTGTAAGTCTTTTCTTTAATGCTAATAATAGACCACTTACAAGTCCACCACCGGCTGCTGAAGCAAAGTTACCTATACCACCACCAGAATTGTCTCTTGCGTCAAGGTTGCCATCAATATCATTATCATTACCTAATCCTGCTGGACCAGTCAATAGATTAGCGTCTGCATTATCTCTTGCTCTACGTGCCTCTGCTTTGTCAAAGTTCAGCATTCTGTTTAACAAGTCGTACACTCTAGTGATACCTTGTACAGTTTTCAATTGTAAATCTCTTAACTGTTCAAGTAATTGAATACCAATATGACTGTCTCTCGGCTCGTCTTGCCTCATAACAGTAGCAGAACCACCTACTAGGGCGCCACCTACTTTTGATTGCATTTCTTCTACGACTGCTAATGCTGTTGACATTTCTATTTAAACCTTTTGTTGATGTATTTGTAAATAGCGTATGCACCTAGTAAAACAACTATTGTGCCTATGCCATCAAACCAACTTGTCTCGTTGATTACTTGTAATAAGTCTGCTGTTATCCAATCCATTATTTCTTACTCTTACTTGTTCCTGTGTATAGACCAAACCAGGCTGCGCCAGCACCAACAACGATACTGATTAAGCCACTCTGTTCCATAGTCGGAGCAGATAAGTTCATATACCATATTACGCATTTGTATAATAATATAATGTAAACTGTTAAGAACAATCTTGGAAATATTCTCCAAGCGTCAACAGCTCTTGCCATATGAATTAATTTAGCATATGGATTTACACCAAGGTCTTTGATTGATGTATCAACTTCTAAATCAACTTGTATTTTTTGTTTAGGTTCTGCAACCTTAACATCTTTTTTTGCTTCTTCTTCTGCCATTACTTCATCTTCCTCTCTCTAGCCTTATCTTGTTCGTCTTTGATATACTGAATTAATAAATTAACGTATATCTCCCTCTCCCATGGTATCATCATATTCAATTCAGTTAGAGAATATTTATGATGTTGCATTAAAGCAAAGTTAACCTTAAAATGGTTTTCTAAGCTATCATGTGAGAGGGCTATGCGAAAAAATCGGCTAACCCTTGCAACGTCACTTTACTCTCAACTTTTGTTTTTGGATTGGTTACTGTAATCTCATGTGCCAATCTTGGCATAGTTGAGAAAAACTTTTGCAACCTTACAAAAACACCACTATCTAAACTATCAATAAAATCTCTCAATTCTTTTTGAGTATAATCTTTAGCTTGGTGTACTGTTTCACCATCAATAATCTGGTAAATAGTGTTACCAATGATTTCAAACAACTTGTCTGTCTTCATTGATTTACTGTCAGCAGTTGGATCCACACTGTTGATTGTAGGGTATGTCATAACCATTTTGATTTTGTCATTTACCTCAATCGTGTTAGTATGTTCGTCATCAACTTGTACATTTACTTTTGTCAAGTCAACTTCATGCTCAGCATATGTCACTTTGTCGTCAGGACATAACACTTTAATTTTTACTTTTTCACCTACTGATTTAGACCTAATCTGTAAAAAGATATACTCTAAATCAAAGGTTGGTAATACTTCTACGTTAACTGTACCATAGGTACATGCGTTAACAATGTCTTTGAGAGCAGTAGTAATACCTTTACTGTTCCCCTCTTCTAGTGCTTGAAGGAGTATTTTCTCCTCTTTCACAATAAAAGGTCTGTACTTAACAACTGTGTCGCTACTTGGCAACGTCAATTCATAAGTCGCTGTTTCTAATATAGGCAATGCCATGATATACTTCTCCTTTTTATATTATACAAATGGTGGGAATACTTTACCACCTGTAACTCTACCAATTGGCAAGTTACGTTTCGCTGTAGATAGAACGTCACGTCCTGCTCTACGTATTTCTGGTGGTAATCTATTTAATATACCACCAAATAATCCAAAATCTTTACTCGGTTTAATACTTGGCAATTCACCAAACGATTGGCCTACTGTAGCATTGCTAAGTTGGTCAATTGTTAAGTTACGCCAATATCTAAAATTCAATGTAATAGGTACTCTTACTACATCATTTGTTGTTCCATAATTATAATCGTATGAACCAATAGTCTGTGGATATACTTCATACAATCTAACTGCATATGTAACTCTGTCTCTGTCACTCTCATTAGAGAATGAGCCTAACTGAAATATGTCCATAGTACCAATGTAATCATCATAGAATTTCATGTCGTGTGAATTGATATCAAATATCTTTTTCTGCCAATTCTCAAAGAATAATCTTTGTCTTAAAAATTTGTCGCCATAGAATGAACACTCTAACTCACCACTAAAACCATATGCGAAAGGCATTAGTCTTCTAGGTCCATAATGTTGTACTTCTGCTGTCTTCACGTCTCTACTTGGCATTGTAACACTACTACACATCATACCAATATTTCTTTTCATTTGTGATGATTCTAAATCATTCATACCAGTTGCAGCTGAAGCCGGAGACATTGCCATGTCATCCATGTAATCTTGTTCGGTAAATATCTTTTGAGGTGGTTGTACAACAATTAGGTATCTAGCCGGTCTTGCCATGCCTTCACCTTGATTTATCTCTGCAATAAATCTGTTAATTGTACTTTCACTTTGACCAACTTGACCGCCTTCTGTAAAACGTGGGTCTTTATTGATATTATCTAAAGACTTATCTCTAGGTAAACCAATTCTAATATCTTGACCAAATATCTTTACACCACCTCGTAAAATTGCCATTATAGTATTTTCCCTTTATTAGGTCCGTTTTTAATTCTGTATCGTTGTGTACCTGTAGCACCAATTTCAACTTCTGTTCTTAAAGATTTAGATAGTTCTAATTCTTTTTTATATTTATTGACTTTATTAGTGTGTTCAGTTAATTGTTTTGTTCTATCTCTGTCCATTATATTTTTCTCCTACTGTCAGCAAATACCTGACCAATTGAAGCCTTTTGAAACTGTGCAACTGGTAAATAACAGGCTAATGCCATTTCATCTGCGTCTATTCGTAAGAATGAAGAACGTACATTAGACCACAAGTATCTTTTAATTGCTGGTTTAATCAAGTTAACATTTTTTAGTGATTGATAATTTGCGTCAATTCTAGTTGTACTATCAAATTTAGCATTTGAAGAGTATCGTTGCATTTCTTGTAACAACTTAAATCTTAACGCATATGGTAAATAGTGAAAGTTTAGACCTAGGAAACCTCTTGGTACAACTTCTAAAGGTAGTACCAACGGAAACGTATCATAGAATGGTAGTTTTGCTTTTGTTTTTGGGTCATAGAAGAACATTGACATTCTTCCACCACTTGGTTTGCCTAATAGTTTACCACTATTCATTAGTTTAGTAGCAGAAGTTCTATCTGCAATC